AACGCATGTGATGGCAGTAGAAGGATTGACACCCAACCTCTTCGCCCACTTCTTGTTGGTCTCGATTGCGACATCTCTCATCTCCTCTAGCCACTCCTCCAACACAGGTCCATTGAAGAGTTCTTTCACATTATCGGAAAGGTCATCGCTAGCCGCCAGCTCCTTAACCTCATCACTCCAGCTAGTCTGGCTGGTACGTCCACTCAGTACAGGGTGGTCCATAATCCCTGTCAGCGATACTCCCAGTAGAGCCTCTTCCTCGGTGTTGTCCTTCCAGATTTTCCTGAGATACCGGAAGTCTGTGAGAGTACTTTGGAGAGTGCCAAGTATCGCTGCCTTGCGGACCTTTTCTTTGAGCATCTCAAGCGTGTCGTCAGCCCGTACCACGACCTCAGTAAGGTTACAGAACTGGTTGGGTCTGAGGATAATCTCAGAGCAAGGGTTGGTCCCGAAATCTTGCTCAGCATCGCGTCTACCGTTTCTCGCGGCCACTTTCTGAGCGGCAACCCGCGAAAAAACACCTCGCTCTCCAGACTTGCTCTCATACAATGCCCTCATTTCATCAAGAAAAAAGTCAAACTCAGGACGCTCAGTGTAACAAGCACTATTGTTAGCAAGCGCACGTTGGCCATCATCAAGCCACCATTGGCCGCTTTTAGCACCCCGCAGACGCCCATCACTAGGATTGCTAAGACTAATGAGAGCACTACGCCTAACGCCTCCAACTACAATTACCTCTGCTATTTTGCAACATAAATCATGTACCTCTAAAGAAGAAAGTTTGCGACCCGCTGCGTGCTTAAACAGGTCAATTGTGAATAAGAACAGGTCAACAAGAGGTTGGGGACCAGAAGCTCGGCCTCCAAAAGTCTTGAGCGGGGCTCCAGCTTCCCTAACTTTAGAAACGTCCCACTGGGGTACTTCTCCAGCATAAAGGAGAGAAACCAGTTGTCGGAATGATTTAGCCCATCCAATTTTAGAGTCAGGTACCATGATTGTAGTTTCACTGTCATTGAACTCCTCACTTACATCGGGCAGCTTGGTGACGTACTGTCGCTCCACTGAAAATCCAACCCCTGTGCCACACAGCAGGATATACATAAGCTCGTCAAAGGCTCGTGGATGGTCAATAGGTAGGTAACTACAATTAAATCCTGCAACATTGTCTCTCTCCAAGGCTGGTCCTGCGGCCATGGTCGCTCTCATTGAGCCCACCACTTCTAAGTTCTTTATCGAATCTCTAATTGACACGGCGCTCTCCTCTTACAATACGGCTAATACTAGACTGGTGTAATCCAAACAACTCAGCTATCTCCCACTGAGGTTTGGTGGTGTTTCGGTACATCATTTTAATCGCCTCTGTTTCAGAGTTATCTATCTGGTGTCTTTCTTGTTGATTTGAGGCAACGGTATCTACCCGACAGTTCCTGGTTGAGTACGCCCCTGTGTCTCCGAAGCGACACATTTGGTAAGCGCCTTTAGTCTTTCCTCTAAATTCCCACTTACCAGAAACCAACCACATTTCTAACCACTCCGCATAAGTGAATAGCCAAGGAATCTCCCTAGATTCTGCATGTCGCTTCTGGTCATCGTACGCTTTCTTCGGACTCATCCCATAATCTCCCTTAGTTCTTCCAAATGCTTCTTGGAGATACCTGTCTTCTCCTCTGCCTGCTTAAGCATGTAGTCCACATATCGGTCTACTGTCTCAGGCCACTGTTCCCTACGCCCCTCTTCTGGCAACCACCGCGCATAGCGGGATGCGGCGATAAACTGCGAATACTGGTCCATATTCATTCTCGACCTCCTATTAGCGCAGCCTTTACAATCTCTAACATCATCAAAACATCTGCGGGGTTAGTCTCATTAGACACAAAGGTCATAGAATCCTCGGTTTCCTGCACTATGAAGAATTGACCTGCGGGGGCGTCTGTGTCTACCCCAGAGGCTTCCAAAGCATCTAGCATTGCCTGAATCAAGGTGCTTTCTTCCTCAGGCTCGGTGTAATTCTCGTCTACAATCTTCATCGCTTACCTCCTCTGTACGGTGGCTTTACTTCCACCACCTTATACTCGGCCTGTGGCCCCATGTCTTTGAGCAGGCGCTCGGCCTCCTCCCAACTGTTAGTCATGGCCTCGTAAGAGTTAGCCTTACGTGCCCCCTCCTCACCTACCAAGTAAACCTTCTCACTCATACTTCTACTCCTTTGTATTCAGCTATTTCATCGTGTGTCATGTAGTAGTAGGCCACTCGGAGGAGTGCATACCTGTCCTTCTTTTCATCGGTGTGTTCAGCGTGCCAGAGGAGGTCCTGCGCTACCATCCGAGCAAACTGGTAGTCACACACATCTAGTTTAATCTCCATACTTCAACTCCAAGAGCAATTCACAGTAGTGGATAACCTTCTCTATGTCCTGCATACCACCTTTAGCGGCGTGGCGTGTAATGTACTTCACGATGTTGCCTTCACAGTACCCTAAGTTGTTGCCCATAATGTACTCTATTGGCTCAATGCCGCAGTCCTTGTAGTGGTTGCCTCCTACCTGCTTCTCAAGGGCGCTCTTACGTACCGCGTCCCACTCCTCCGGTGTTGCTTCATCAATTATACTCATTTAGGAACTCCTCTATGGCATCCTGTGCCAGCATTACTTTATCTTCAAACCTGTCCAGCATCTCTTGGGTACTCAGCCCAAGTAGCTCTGTCAGCTCTAAAGGCTCAATTCTTACTAATATTCTATCACACATTTCATCATAAGTGTCCATCTGCGTACTCCTTTAGGTCAACTCCGTCCACAAACCACTTGAGCCCCTCCTTCTCGCACCACTGTGCCATTGTGAGCATGGCTCCTTTGCGTACCTTCTTAAAGGGGGACGAGAGGAAGAAGACCAGTTCTTGATGGGGCTCTAGGGAGTCCCTGATTGCCTTGTACTTCTGCGTATCTCCTGGCCTGAAGAAACCCTTCACCTCCACCAGTATCTGCTTCTCGCCCTCCGTAGACACGAAGTCAGGGGTGTACTTATGGTTAGTGATGTAACTCAACCTGAAGGGCTCGTACAACCACTCAGGGCCCAACAGGGACGATACCATTGCTTCTAGCTTGCTTCTAAAGTTGCTCATCAGGGACCCCCACAATTACCCGTACTTCCATCGTATCTCCTGTACTCACTCCGTAGGTCTCTGCCATGCTCTCTGGAACGTACAAGATAAGCGGAAGGGGTGCTGGAGGGGCCTCATCTAAGGCCTTAGCTAATTCCTTAAAGTTGCTCATTTTAAAACTCCTCTGGAATCTCTAGAACCTGTGGCTCCTTGACGACCTTTGTTAGGTAACGTGGGCCTCCTGAATACATATAAGTACGCAAGTCTGGGTAGCACACGCGCTTGAATTCGCAGTATGCGCAGCCCGAAGGCAACTTCATGTTTCCACTCTTCCCATCGGGTAAAGGGTCGTAGCAGGGTTCTGGCAAACTGCCAACCACGAGCTTTTTTACGTCCACCACTCGCTGCTCTACGTCCCAGTCGATTGCCTCAGCATACGGCGGGTCCTCATGCGTCTCATCGTACTGTAGCCACGCTAGGGTTCCGTTCTGCTTGTCCATCGCAAGCCACCCGTAGGTGTGTTCCTTCTCAGCGTGTGCGTAGGAGCGCAGTTGTGGGATATACCCAAATGGGTCATCCTCGTGCAGAGTGCCTCTTTGGAACTTCTTGAACCCGTAGGAACTGCATGACTTGACGTCCATGAGGACCCCGTCAATGTATCCGTCAATGTGACCTTTAACTCCACCGACTGTAACCTCCTTCTGTTCATCTGAGACTATGTGTCCACTACAGCGTACTAATGCAAGAAGCATTGCTTCGACAAGGTGACCGTATAGGAACTTGATATACGTACTTCCTTTAAGCTCTTCCCCCGAAACACCGTTGTAACCATGATGTAGCTTTCGGTCTGGTTTTCCGATTCCAGAAAGACGGAGCCTACCACGACCATCGTATTCTGAGGTGAGCTGTTCTCGTAGTACGTCTGCCATTGCGGTTCCAAAAGCTGCACACTCTGCTTCAAGGTCTACCTCCTCTGGTATCTGCTTGTCTTCCATGAGACGGTATACGTCCCGTATTAGTGTGTCAATCTGCTTCATAGTGTCCCCTCAGTGTGTTAGTGACCAGTTCTGGCCTACTTTGTATTCTCCTGTGACGGGACACCGAAGCCCCAAATCCTGGCCTGCCTTTGCGATTGCGTAGACAGCCAGCTTACCGTACTTCTCTGCGTGGTCCTTACGTACCTCAGCCTGTATCTCATCGTGAATGTTGCCCACGAACTTGAAGTCCAGCTTGTGTGCCTTAGCCATCCTGTCGAGGTTGACCAAGGCCTGCTTCATTACCACAGCTCCGGCTCCTTGGAGGAGGGAGTTAAGTGCGGCATGTTGGCTTCTGACAGCAATCCGTCTACCGTCCAAGCCCCGTAGCCATCCTCGCTTAGCTGCGTTAGACACTCTGTCACGAAGGGCTGCAAGTGCGGGGGTATTCTTGAGAAACTTTGCCTTGAGTCGCTTTCCTTCAGCCGCTGTTCCTCCAACAATCGACCCAATCTTCGCATCTCCCGCTCCATATAGGAATGCGTATATAAATGTCTTTGCCATGTCTCTCGTAAGGAGGCCAGCTGCCTTTTGATTAGCTGTGTGTACGTCTCCGTCCAAAACCTCCTTAGTGTAATCCTCATCATTCATATAATGTGCCAACATCCTCAACTCTAGGCCACTAGCATCACAACCCACAA